GCTCCAACCTATCTTTAGAGTGTCAACAAGCTCTAACAGTTTTAAATGCTCTTCCTGATATATTCGAAGGTATGAATGGTACATGGATGGGAAAAGACTATTCTGGTCTAAGTACTATTATGGATATTTATGAGATAGATGATAGACGTGCAGTATTTGAATTGTTAAAAGAAGCTGAGTCTATGTTAGGAAAATACTACGCACAAGAAGCTAAGCAACAAAGCAGAAGCTTAAAAAAGGGGTAATCGTTGGCAACTATTAGAAATACTATTGATACACAGTTTACAAGTAGAGGTGCGAGGCGAGTTAGAGAAGAAACTGAGTCTATCGGTAGAGCTCAGACTCGCCTTGGACAAGCCTCTGCAGGTGCTGGTCGTTCTTTTTCTGCTCAATCTACAGGAATGGGTGGATTAGTTGGTGTGTATGCCGCTGCCGCTGCAAATGTATTTGCTATTAGTGCTGCTTTTGAAGCATTAAATGCTGCCGCAAAATTTCAAACAATTATTAGAGGTACTGAACAACTTGCCAACGCTGTTGGTACAAGTGCTGAAACTGTTATAAATAGTATGAAAAATATAACTAATGGCCAGCTATCTATGGCAGAAGCCGCAAAAGCTGCTAACATGGCACTTTCAGCAGGTTTTAATGTAAATCAAATTGAAGATTTTACTATGGTAGCTACCAAAGCAGCTAAAACATTAGGTAGAGATTTAACCGATTCAATTCAACGTGTGACGAGAGGTATTATTAAACTTGAACCAGAACTTTTAGATGAATTAGGTATTTTTACGCGTATTGAACCTGCTGTTAATGCTTACGCATTACAATTAGGTAAATCTGCTTCACAATTAACTACATTTGAAAAAAGACAAGCTTTTGCTGTTCAAGTTACAAAAGATGGTACTAATGCGTTTAAAGATGTTACCTTAGCAGCAGACTCTTCCCAAGCTTCTTTTGAAAAATTAGTAGCTACTTTTAGTGATCTCGCTATTCAAGGAGCAGGTTTGATTGCTAATGCATTAGCTCCTTTAGCTGATTTTTTAAATGATAGCTTAGGTACTCAACTAATTTTACTAGGTGCTGTAGGAACTTTAGTTTTTGGTAAGTTAGCTACAGCTGTCAGTGGTTTTGTAGCTGGGGGAGTAGCTTCTCTTAGTGCAGGTTTAACTGCACTTGCTCTTAGAATGGCAGCTGTTGGTACTAGTGCTACTGCTATGGCTACTCGAACTGCAGCAGCTTCTGCTGCCTTTACAGGCGCAGGCGCTTTAGCAGGATCCAGTAGAGGTATGGGTTCTCAACTTAAAAAAGATTTAGATAAAGGACCATTAAGTTTAGAGCAAGCACAAGATTATAATCCTAAAATAAAAAAAGCTCTTGAAGAAGAGAGAAAAGAAAGAATGAAGTTACACCGTATAAGAAGATCAGGTGTAGCACTAACTGAACAACAGAATAGACAAATGCAAATGTCTCTCCAGAGAAGTAGAGCATTAGGCATAAGCATGAGAATAGTCAGAGATCAAATACATTTAGCGGGTACTGGTGCTAATATGCTAACAAGAGGTTTAGCAAAAGCCGCTGCTGCTGCTGCTGTTTTTGGAACTGTTATGAATGTTGCATTGGCTGCAGTAAATTATATAGTAATTGGAATGGTCGCAATACAAGCAGGTTTTAAATTCTTTGCAGGTATAGATGTTTTTCAAATACTACTTGATGCCTATAGAGAAATGACCAAAGAATCTAGACAACACGCTGCTGGATTAAAAGAAGTTAATAGCTTGATAGATATTCAAGGTAGTAAATTAACAGATGTAGTAGCAATTATGGATGCTGCAAGAATAGATCCAGAAAATAGAACTACTGAAGGCCTAAAAGATGCTATGGAGACCCAAGTAGATGCTATACAAGATTATCAAGGTCAAATAAACTTTGCAATGAGAGAAATTAATCGTAGTAACGAACTGGCTGCTGCTGGTGGTATTGGATCTCAGCCAGGTGTTGCACAACTCGCATTAGGTGGTTTTTTGAACGCGCAAGACTATACAGATGCAGTAATTAAAGTTGATGCGCTAAAACATAAAATAATGGATGCACAACAAGCTATTAATATACTTGGAGGCGCTTTTAATGATGTTGCAGCTATAGATAACTTTAGTAAATTTATAGGTAAGGCAAAAGAAGAAATTGAAGGATTAACTGCTGCTATAACTAAAGCATTTGCAAAAGGTAGATTCGAGATTAGCGAGTTACTCCCTTCTGTGGAGACTGCTGGTACTGTTGTAGAACAGCAACAAACAGCTGTTACAAGAGGTATTGAAAGAAGAGACTATGCCGATTCAACACAGAACATAACAAGTCCTTTTTTTGATGGAATTAGAACTCCTGCGGATCAACGTGGTCTCAATATGCAGTTTGGTCAGCGAGAGAATGAGCTAACCCTAATTACAGATGGACAAGAAAAATATACTGCTGGTAGTGCAGCTTTTATTAAAGCTACAGATGATACTTCTGATGCATACAATAAAATAGAGGAATTATTTGCAGGTTTAGCTACTGGTCTGATTAGTGATGAAAATGCTGGTAAACTACTTGGTACAATTAGAACTGAAATGGAAGCAGCAAAGGCAACAATAGAAGCGGCTAAGAAAGCTCGCGTATTTACAGGTCCACAAATACAACAGGCTGAAGATTATTTGGAGACAATTAGGATAGGCTTAGAATTTATTAATCAGGAACTGAGTAGAGGTACTGAAAGATTTATAGCACAAGAAAAGCTATTTCTTGCATTAAATAAACAATTTTCTAATGTTAGTACTTTTATTGACGAGGCAGGCAATACAGGAGCAATAAATGCTGCAACTGGAGCAATTGCTACCAGTCAAAAACAACAATTAGTATTTCAACGAGAAAACTTTCTAATATTGTCTAAAAGATTTGAATTACTGAAAGGGATGACAGTAGATGAGTTAAAACAAAAAGGTTTAACAGCTGAAAAGCAAAGTTTAGAGGCAAATCTATTACTGATAGCTAAAGACTCATTTGCTGAGTCTGTTAAGCTACTACTTAATAGTGAAAAACAGATAGCTGCAGAGACAAGAAAAACTAAGCAGATGCAAGATCAACTTGATATATTAAAAATGCAAAATGCAGAAGTAGTAAGACAGTCTGGTATACGTGCACGTGATGCTCAGCAACAACTTGGTTTACAAACTGGAGACTTGAGTGCACCAGGTACCCAAGGTGTACCAATACCTAGAAATATACCAGGTGTGCCTGCTCCCAAAGGTGGAGTATTAGGCTTTAATAGAAATGCCAGGGACAGAGAAGATGCCAAGCGTGGTGACTTAGGTATTGCGAGTATGAAACAAACTCTAAGCACTTTTGATGCAATAATAAAAAGAGAAGAACGTAGAGTATCATTAGTGAAACAACGAGTGGCTATTGAAAATGAAGGTGCAGCTATTGAAAGAGGTATGCGTATGGGTGCTGTGCAAGCTAAAGCTGATGGCGCATCATCAGCAGGATCTCTTATGGTAATGAGAGCTGAGGAAGCTGCTACTATAATTGAAGAAAGATCACTATCTACTACACAAGAAATATTAGCTGGTAGAATAGCAGTAATGAAAGCTGAAAGAGATGCTGAATTAGCTTCTATTGGTGGACAAATGGCTGTAGCTGCAGAAGAGTTTAAACAAGCAAAAGAAGTTATACAAGAACGTAGAGACGCTCTAATTCTTGAACAAGAAACTCAAAGAGATGCAGAAAATCGTAGAAAATTACGTAGAGCAGATAACTTAGAAATTATAAGAGCTGAAAGACAACAAGCGATTGCAAGAAAAGCTTTAGAAATTCAAAAAGTTGCAGATGAAAAACAAGCTATTATTTCAAGAAGAGATATAGTTATAAAACAAGCAGGTATAGAGAAAGATAAAGCACTTATTGAAGTTGATATGATGGCAAAACAATTTGCTTTCTTAAAATTTAAAATAGAATCTGATAACAAATTTTTAACAAGATACTCTGATATAACACGAGATTTAGGAAAAGCTTTAGGTGTTACCTATGAGCCTACTGAGTCAACTGTACAAGATCCTACTGAAGCAGCATTAAAATTTATTGAAAAAATGTCCGGTCGATTTGGGTTCTTTAATCAACAAAAAGCTATTATACGTGGTACTGCTACAAGTAAAATAGACACTGCAGGAACAGTTGCAACTGACGATGAAACAGCTCGTGCAGCTAATAAAAAAAGATTAGAGAATGAGTTTAAACAGCTTACAGAACTTAATAAGTTAAAAAAATCCATGGAAGATGCAGAAACCACATTTTTAGAACTGGAAGGTCAAAAACAAGCCGAGATGATTGCTAAAAAATTAGAGAACTTAGACCTTGAAGATCAAGCAGTAAAACAAGCTTTTGATGAAAAAATGGGTGCTTTAGGTGTTGAAGCTTCAATAGCTAAAGAAGCATATAGATTAGCTAGAGAAGCTGCTGAATATGATATAAGCCAGAAAAAACGTATGGTTGAACTAGGAAGATCTTTAGCCTTTGGTATATCTGATACTTTAGGTAACGCTATGATGAAGTTTCTAACCAATTTACAAGAAGGCAAACCACTTATAGAAGGTATTGGTGATTTATTTATAAATATGTTATTTGATATTCAACAAAAAATACTTCAAGCAAGTGTTATTGATCCTATAACTAACTCTTTAACTAATTCTTTAATGGGTAGCTTTGGTAGCATGGCTATGTTTGGCGGTACACCAGTCCCAAAAGCTGCTGGGGGTATGATACATATGGCTCAAGGTGGACAAGTTAATGCACTTCGTGATCGTGTACCTGCTATGTTAGAACCAGGTGAGTTTGTAATTCGTAAAAATTCTGCTAAAGCTATTGGACGTAACAACTTAAATAGAATGAATGATATAGGTTCAAGCGGTATGGGCAATGTAGAATTTAATATTGTTAATAATGGAGCACCCAAAGAAGCAGCACAACAGGGACCGCCTAAAATAGATACGGATAAAATCGTAATTGATGTTGTAATGAGAGATTTAAGTACTAATGGTCCTATTAGAAAAGCTCTTAGAAGTGGATAAGGAAATAGAATGGCTACATACCCATCAGACGCTACTGCAGATATAACTGCTTTTTCTGTTATAGGTACAACTACCTATAACAATACAGGAACTACTGTGGAATTTGCATTACCCAGTACTATAACTACTAAAGCAGAGGCTGTAGTAACTCAAGATGGTGTTACACAAGCTACTACTGCCTATAATTTATCCAGTAACGGTAGTAAGATAACTTTTGGAGTAGCTCCTAATGCTAGTACCTTAGTTGTAAAAACTATTAGTCTTCCTAATAGATTTAGAATACTTAGAACTTTTCCCAGTGTAAAAGCAGTTGATTACAGTAGTTCTGCTTTAGCTGTTAATGGTAATACTTATACCGTGAATGGTTCACAAGAGTTCTGGTCTCTTCCTTTTAACTCTAATGTAGAAAGTACTAGTGAATTTATGGTTTACTTAGGGGGTATATTCCAACAACCTACTGCATATACCTACCCTTCAGCTACTTTAGGTAATAACGGAATAGATATAGGTGATAATACTGCTGTTAAGTTAGTAACTAATTTTGCAGGTAATTTAACAGATAGTTCAGATTCTGATCACACACTAACCTTAAACGCAGGTTCTCCCAGTTTTAGTAGTAGTAATTTAGTATTAGCAGGGTCTACCCAACTTACTATACCTGCAAGTGGTGATTTTGATATAGGAGAAGAAACATCTTTTACTTTTGAAACTATTATAACTCCTGATGCAGGAACTCAGATGAGTGCTAATCAAACTCTACTTGCCCGTCAACAAGCTAATGATAAATATTTCTTTTTAAGAACTGTTGGCACTAATGCTACTATAGGCTTTATAGTAAATCATAGTGGCTATATAGTTGAAGCATATGGTGGCAACTGTAATGGAGGAAGTAGTTATAATGTTGCTGTATCTTATGATAAGACTACTGCTAATTTACGACTTTATGTAGCTGATACTTTAGTAAAATCAGTTAACTATAATCCTCCTAATGAACCTTTTAATAGCCGTCTACTAATAGCAGCAAACAATAGTGTAGATGGAGGGTCTCAAGCCAGCCAAGAAAGATATAAAGGTAAGATAGAATATATAAGAATGTCAAAAGTAGCCAAGTTCAGAAACGCAACTACACCTGTACCATCTACTACTGCTACTGTTATAGGAGGNGCTCCTATAGGTGCNGCAGATGTTAATGATACTTTGTCTATTAGAATATTTGAACAAGCTACTTCTGAACAAGGAAGATTTACCTCTATGGCTGATAGAAAACCTGATAGTGGATTTAGTTTTTCTAAAAAGTTTGAGGTAGCAAAATTTAAGTCTACTGCTGGCTACGAAAAAAGAAGATTAAAATCTAGAAGACCTCTTAGAGCTTATACTTTACAGTATACTAATGTTTCTGGAGTAGAAAGAACTGCAATTGAAAACTTTTATAACGCACGAAGTGGAGATTTTGAATCTTTTAGTTTTGACTTGTCACATTTAAATGAAAGTGGTACAATTACTACAAGATTTGATGGAGACTTAGATATCACTCAAGTTTTATCGTCAGGTACTCAGTTAATTGATAACTTTTTTACTGTTTCCTTTAAATTGCAAGAGACATATGACTAATGACTGCTAGAAACTATGATACTATTCTTACAGTAGCTGATGCTACTAATTTTGTACCTGGCAACTCTATTGTAGGTGCTACAAGTGCTACTGTAGGTTTTATTGCTAATGTGGATGTTGTTAGTAAACAGATAAAAGTAAAATTAAATAATGTTATGCAAGAGTTTCATAATAGTGAAACTATAAACTCAAAAGCAGCTATTATGGGCGGTTTTAGAGTTAACACAACAATATTTACTCCTGTAACGCAGATTAATAATATAGGTGCAGCAGTAGGTGCTCGTTCAGCAGGAACTTATACTATTGGTGCAACAGACTGGTCAGGTAATGGTATAGGTACAGGTGCGACTTTTCGTATAGTAGTAAATGGTTCGGGTGCTGCAGAAGTAACAATTACTGCTGGTGGTGATAAATTTGTTATAGGTGAGATTATTACTGTTGCTGATAGTAAGTTGGGAAGTGGAGGAGCTGCTGCCTTAACTTTTAATGTTTCAAATATAGGTGGTACTACAGGTACTAATAAAACAATTACAGCCATAACAAAAGCTAATCCAGGTGTAGTAACATCTTCTGATCATGGCTTTACTAATGGCGATCGTATTGCTTTTTCAAATGTTCAAGGCATGACAGAAGTTAATGGAAATATTTATACAATTACTGTTATAAATGATGATAGTTTTAGTATTGTTAATACCAGCTCATTTACTACATACTCAAGTGCAGGTACCGCAAGTTTTCTTAATACTTTAACTGTTGCTAGTACTACTGGGGTCCAAGTAGGGTATCAAGCTGTTACTTCTGCAACAGCAAATGGGTACGTTAATAATCAAACTGTTCTTAGTGTAGACAGTGCTACTCAAGTAACTATGTCTACATCCCCCTCTGTAGGTACTATTCCTAATGGCTCACTATTATTTATTGATGGATCGAGTACTCTAACTTCTATTCCTTTTGTTTCGAATGTACTCGCATCGTATCAACAAACTGCTACAACTACTATAGCGTCTCAAGCTCCCAGTCCTTTTATTGCTGCAAAAAATGCTTTTACTCAAAATCCTATTATTAGGATGTATGAAGTATACTACCCTGGCGAGTGGTTTCCTCCTGATCCTAATGGTAATCCTACAGGAGATGGAGAAGGTAGGGCTTGGCCAGTAGATTTTCCTTTAAGATTTGCAGATATAGCAGGAGATTTAGTATCAGACCTAAATTATAATGTAACTTATGGCGGGACTTCTTTTGTTCCTTTTCCCGTAGATATATCAAGTATTAGTCAAGGTACTGATGGTAAAATTAATGAACTTACACTAACAGTATTTAATGTAGATAATATCATAAGTACTTTAGTTGAAAATCCCTATCTATTAGGAAATAACATATCTAATTCTTGTGTAGCTTATGTAAATAGTGTTCCAGTTCATGGAATTGATCCCAGAACTATAAATGCTAATCCTGCAGATGTAGGTAGTGTAGGTGAGGTAGCTTTTGATACTTTAACAAGAGCAAGAGCAAATGGGTTAGCATTTAGTACTACTGTAGTAGGTGCTTATGGGCAAGCTAACTCATCCTTTACAAAAGAACAAACAGAATTTGTTAATGGTACTTGGCAGATACAAAAAAATGATACCAGAGACTTATCTGGCGCAGTAGTAAACATAACAACTACCTTTGCGCAGTTTTTAGATGTTTGGCCGGAGCATAGTTCTGTCAGATATGTAAGCTCAGATGTAGTAGAAGTATATAATGCTATGCCCTATAGAGTAGGAGATATTGTTAGATCTTCAAAAGGATCTACCTCTGGCACTATACAAAGTATAGAAGAAAATAGATTTTTATTTCTTAGCAATGCCTTAGAAGCTAATACTGTTGTAGGAGATCCAATTTTTATTGTTAATGCTGATGCAGATAGTGAATCGTATATTGAGGACAGATTTAAAATAGATCAACTTGAATCTTTAAATGATGTTACTGGTACATTTGGCTTAGTATCTTGGTTACAATATTTTAAACAAATAACTCCTAGACGTAAATACTATAAAAACACATGTCAATGGAAATATAAAGGTGAAGAGTGTCAGTATCCAGGACCAGCAGGTGGTACTATACCCGGTACTGACCTTACTGCTAATAATAATCCTATAGGTGTAGATAATAAAACTGCTTCAGGACCAGAAGGTGATATATGTGGTAAAAACATATTAGCCTGTACTTTAAGAAATAATTCTATACATTTTGGAGGTTTCCCTGCAACAGGACGTACCATTCCAAAACAATAAAATAAAAGGTTGTATACTACCTTGGATACATTTATTCGGTAGTATAAGTGGAAACTTCTATCTTTGTTGTCATGCCGAATATACACCCGTAACTACTATAGTTGGTACACATAATGAATCGTTAGGTGACATTTGGAATGGTGATGCCTACAAAAAAGCACGACTTGACTTTATAAAAAATAAGATACCTCCAGAATGTATATCTGCTTGTTATAAAAAAGAAAAACAAGGTAGTGATAGTAACAGACTAAAAGCTAATCAACGATTTAATAAATTAGCTCCGTTACAGTATAAAACTAATAAAGACGGTAGTTTAGATTCTAATCCTACTTATTTAGATATTAGATTTGGAAATTTATGTAATTTTAAATGTAGAATGTGTGGACCAGGAGCTTCTACGAGTTGGTATGCTGATACTACTTCCTCTGGGTGGTCTAAAACAATTGATCATTATAGTAATAATAATAATTTTTGGGCTGACGTACCTAAATTTATTCCTGAGCTACAGGATGTATATTTTGCTGGAGGAGAGCCTTTTGTACAGCAAGGTCATTATAAAATGCTTGAACTTATTATAGATTCTGGTTATGCAGCAAATGTAAATCTTAGTTATAATACTAATCTTAGTTATTCTAAGTTTAAAAAGTATGATTTAAAAACTCTCTGGTCTAACTTCAAAAAAGTATCTGTATGGCCAAGTGTAGAGGGCTATGGTAAACGTGCTGAATATGCAAGAAAAGGTTTATCATGGTCTAAGTTTGAGGAACATACTAAACTTTTTAAAGATAATATAACTACTGTAAGTTCTGTTATAAATATTTATAGTATTAGTTCTATGCCTGATCTTATTCTGTGGTGTAAGCGTAATAAAATTCATTTCTATGGAACTACGCAATCTGAGCCGCCACATCAAAAGGTTACTTGCTTACCTAAAGAATCTAAACAACAAATGATTGCTATGTATAAAAAATTTGTTAATGAGTATTCTTCAATATTAACTTTTGAAGATTTACAGCAAATTAAGCATTGGTTATCTTATATGACCAGTAGTGATGACAGTAATTTATTAAATGATTTCAAAGTAGAAACAGAAAGACTTGATTCTCTACGTAGAGAATCTTTTATTGATACTTTTCCGGAGTTTGCTACATGGTACACGAATTTATAGGTTTACGTCATTCATATGATGATATAAATTGTATAACATTAATTAAAAGATTTTACGATAGTAAGTTGAATTTACAATTTTCCTTACCAGAATACCCCCTGTCTAAACATTGGATTAAAGAATTTACTACAGTTAGTATTGATAATTGGGCAGCTCAATGTGCTAAAAAAGTAAGTTTGACAAATGCTAAAGATTATGATGTAATAGCATTTAGATCAGAAAAAACAAATTTAATAATTCATTTTGGTATGTATTTAATGGCTTCCAAAATGCTACACATCGAAGAAGGGGGAATTTCGCGTGTGGAAACTTTATCCGATTATTGGGTAGAGAACATACATGCGATTTATAGACATGACAATTTGGTACAACAAATATAAAGATTTTCCATATTTACATTTAGGTAATGATATAGAAACAGGGATTGATTGTTTTAATCTCTGTAAATTAGTGTACTTAAAAGAACTAAATATTAATATTCCCTATACTACAGACTATTTTTGTAAAATTATAGATGAAGATTGGTATAGTAAGACACAAGAAAAACTTTTTGAACGCGCAGCAACCGATGAATACGGCTGGATAAAAGTAAAAGATCCTAAACCGTATGATGTTATAACCATGAGTTTAGGCTCTACTAATGTTACTAATCATTGTGCTTTATATGTAGATAGAGGTAAAATTTTACAAACTATGATAAAACATAAAAGCTGGATTGCCCCTTACGGAAACTATTATAAACAATATACTACAGGAATATATAGATGGAAAGATTTACAAAACTAAAACAAGAGATGAACGCGCATGCTATGTTAGATTATCCTAAAGAATGTGTAGGCATCATAACAAATGATTTTACTTACATACCATGTAAGAACACCTCTCCTTTTCCAAAGGATACTTTTATATTAGATCCTGCAGCTTTAGTTAAATATGATGAAAATATATGGGGAATCTTTCATTCACACCCAGGAGACGAAAATCCCCTACCAAGTAAAGAAGATAAAGTAAGTGCTGCTTTCCAAGAGTATAAATTTCTGGTAGGATTTAATAATAAATTTTTTCTATATTGGCTAGACTCTAATGTAGATGCACTCATGTTTGATGAGTTTAAGGAAGAACATCTTGTTAATTAATCTTAAGATACACTCAGCTTATAATAAATTTTTTAGCGAAAAGATATATACTTTTGATGCTTATAGTGCTTTAGACATTATAGGATATCTTAGAGGTGTGCATCATAAATTTTCTAAACATATGGTGGATATAACGTCAGGAAAGTCTGATGATTGTTTTAATTTATTAGATGGTAATTTAAAAGAAATTACTGATGAAATGCTATATATTAAAAAATTTAGTGAAGGAGAAACTATACACTTAGTACCTACTGTATGTGGCGGGGGCGGTAAAGCTGGTAGAAAAATGTTTATGATATTTGCTATAGCTGTTGTAGTTATGAATCCTGCTCTTATAGGTGTTGGTGGTGGTGGCTTATTTGGTGGCGCTGCTGGAGTATCGGCAACGGTAGCTCCTGCTGCTGCACCTGCTGTATCATCGGCCGTAGCAACTGGTGCAGGTACTGGTTTAAGTTTTATGCAAACTATGGGCCTTAATTTAGCTATGGCTGCTGTTACTTCTTTGATGACTAAATCTCCTGCAAAAAGAGCAAGTAAACAAACTGAATCTACAGTAAGAGAAAATGGTATGTTTGGAGGACTTACTAATAGTTCTACAAGTGGTACTCCTATTGCTTTAATATATGGACAAACACGAGTAGCTGGTCAGTTTTTAAGTGGTTATATAAGTTCTATTGATCATGGTAGTGGTGACCCTATTAGTGTAGGAGGACAATTCGATGGCGTTTAGAAACTTTACTAATTATTCTACTTTTTCTGTTCCACAGATACAAGGAGCTAAAGGCGGTAAAGGTGGAGGAGCCGAGCCACATACCCCTATTGAGCATCCACAAAGTTTATTTTCTACTGATATTTTATTTGTAGTAGTGGGCTTAGGTGAGGGTCCATTATACAGAATTAATCCTAATGGTCCTCAAGATGTAGAATTAGGTGATAATACTATTGATGATCTAATAAATTTAGATGGGAATGGTTTAGAAAATACGTCTAAATTTAAAATATTATCTAATACAGGCACTACAACACAAAATAGATTAGATGTATTTGGTGAGACAGTTACTACTCCTCAAAATTTTGCCTCTCCTGTTACTTTGAGAAGCGGTGGTGGAGGTATACCTGCTTCTCAGGTAACTTTACAAGAAACATCATCAAAAGATTGGGATGCTATATCTTTTAATTTTGCTATTGGGGGTTTACAAAGAATTACTGATAAAGGTGATGTATTACGTCATAGTTTATCAGTATCTGTAACTGTATTTGATCATACAGGTACTACTACTATAGCTACTGCCAGTAGAACTGTTAGCGGTAAAACTACTGTAGCATTTAAATTTACCATTAAAGTACAAATACCTGAAGCCAGTAAGAATGTGAATGGATACAGATTTTCTATTAGAAAAACTTCTGGAGATGGTACAAGTTCGGGTACTACTGATGATGTAAGCATACAGGGTTGGAATGAAATAGAAAATTCTCCCCAAGCATATCCAAGAACTGCTCATATAGGTTATGCATTAAAAGCAACAGATGAACATAACGGAATACCTACTTTTACATCCTTAGTTAAAGGTTTAATACATAAAGTACCTTCTAATTATAATCAACCTACTTTATCAACTGGAGAAATTGATTGGCGACATGTAGAAGTACCTGCTACAGGAGCAGAAAGTGCTGCCACTGCTGGTTATTTTTTACAACAAACAGGAACTACTCTACTAACGAGTGCTACTATTAATATATATAATGGTACTTGGGATGGTACTTTTGCTTACTCATGGTCACAAAACCCAGTGTGGATTATTTATGATTTACTTACAAATAAGACATACGGCCTAGGAGTACCTGAAGAAAATATAGATAAATATAGATTTTATCAGATAGCACAATTCTGTGATGCTTGTGACTATACTACAGGTAATTTTATAGGAGTAGATGGTTTAGCTGATGGAACTTTTAGAAGTAAAGCCAGAGGTACTTTTACGTCAAATAGAGAAAGACAATTAGGAGTTGCACAAGGTACCGTTATTAAAGAAAGAAGATTTACTTTAGATCTTATTATTGCGGATCAATCAGAATCTTTTGATACTATTAATAGCTTAGCTGCAAGTTTTAGGGGAGCAGTATTATATGCTCATGGTAAGATTACTCTTGCTTGTGATCTTCCTGATGAAACCCCTGTTATGGTATTTAACGAAGCTACTATGAAAGAAAATACCTTTATTATTTCTGGTAATAAAGAGAGTGATATTTTAACTGGTGTAGATGTAAGCTATGTTGATCCTACTAATCACTATAAACGAGAAACTGTACGTATTGATCAATTAGGTAGCAATGATGGAATAACACAAACTGAAATAGAAAATATAACTTCCTTAGATTTAGTAGGTGTGACCCGAAGAAGCCAAGCTCTACGATTTGCTCAATATCAAATAGCTGCTTCAAGATATTTAAAAAGAACAACCACTTTTACTACAGGTACCGATGCTTTGCAATTAGTTCCTGGTGATGTAATCTCTGTAGCACAACAAGCTTCTGGAGTAGCTTATGGTTTTGGAGGTAAGATAAGAGCTGATTCAGCTGTGACTCCTAATAATACTAATGTATTTTTAGAACACTATACTGTACCTTCTCTTAGTGCAAGTAATTTTGGATCATCTAATACCAGTCCTTTAGCTCTTCGTATTATAAAAGTAAAAAGCGATAGAATAGACTTATACTTAGTATCTAATGCTAATTTTACACTAACTACTACTGATGATGTTACCTCTGGATTTGACCAAGCTATTGTTAATCCTATTGAAAGATTTAACCCAATTACTAAAAGTTGGGATGCCTATACGGCCTTTACTGCTAATAATAAACCTGAAGCAGGAGATCTATGGACATTTGGTGAAATAGATAATCCTGATAATTTTTATACTTCTAAAAGTGATAAACTATTTAAAGTTACACAAATTACAAGGGAAACAGATGATGAAGAGGTAGCTATATCTGCTGTTGAATACATATCTAATGTGTATATAGACTCTGATAAATTTATTGATTATAAACCTACTGCGTATACTGATATTCAATCCTCACTGACTGTTCCTCCTGTTCCTCAATTTAATTTTATTGCAAGTCCTAGAACAAGATCTGATGGTTCTATAGCAGTAGACGGTTTAATACAGGTAAATACTGATAGAGAAGGTTTTGGTATTAGTTATGTAACTGAGTATGAAATATCTAAACCTACTAATGGATCTTTAATAGCAAATAATATAGTAGTAGGTGATGTTAATACTGTACAAGTAGTAGATGCAAATGTATTAGTAGGAGCACCAGCTACAGCTACTCTGGTAGGTAAGAACGGTTTTACAAGTGCTGCAGGAGAAATAAAACTGCTATGTACTGCTATTGAAAATACAGACACATCTGGAGGTACCAGTGATGGTACTATATCTTTAACTATACAAGGTTTTGGACAAGTATTCGATGATAATTTTCAATGTAATGTATTAGACGCTAATGACGATAATGTATTTGGTACTTTAAAAGGTGCAGATCAAATTACCATACCTGTTAACCAAAATGTATCTGCACAAGGATTATTAAATTTTGTAGGATTTGCGCCTGTTGTAACAGCACTTAGTCGTACTATAGTAGGTCATACGGCAGCTACTGACATTATAAAAATTACTAATACAAGAACTGATGATGAAACTCTTCTTACTAAGATACCTCCAGTTCCTTTTTATGTAACAATAAATCAACTACTTGATTCTCGATTTTATGCGAATAATACTTTTTATGTTTCAGGCTCTGAGTTTACTCATATACAGTCTGGAGAAATAGATGATAGTGCTTCTGATAGTATTACAATTGATTTACCTGTTAGGCCTCGTGATGCAGCTTTTGTCAGATTATTTATTGATGGAGAACAGAAAACTGCAGGACAATTTACAGTTAACCACAATAATCCCGTAGTAAATGCTACAGTAGTTTATGCTAAAGGTGCTACAGACTCTGCATATAGAACTGAAGTAGATTACTATAGTGTTCCTATTATTGAGAGAGGTGATAATGTACAAGCTGCTACCTCAAATATATTTAGTGTCATAGAAACTACATATGATCCTGAATCTACTTTGTCTAACGTAGCTTTGACTGCTAATAACATATATAAGATAAAATTAGCTACTTCTCCCAAAGCTAATTTAGGTGGTTTATTTTTTACTAATATATCTTCTGATCCTACAGGATTCTTAGGTAATATAGCAGGAGGTACTGCTACCTTGGACTATAATAGAGATGAGTTTCCAGGAAGATTTACTTTAGCAAATAACAGAGTATACAATTTACAAATAGGATCTGATTTTGAGCAAATGTTCTTAACTAAAGATCAAGTTATACCCGGTTTGTTACAAGGTACTACAGCAATGAGAGCTAGAAATAAAACCAGAGGCGGTAGAACCAGTGCTTTTAATACTAAATTTATACATATAGATAATATACCTATACAGAAAGTAAAAAATGCTACTATAGTAGAATCTCTATATAGAGAGCAAACAGGCGGCGTTGCTGTAAGAGCTACTGTACAATTTGATCATATTTTTCAACAGAATGTTACTGATTATGAAATATCATATAGAATGGATTCTGTAGATGATGTCGGTGTAGATGATGGTGGTACAGACTTAACATCTTTTAATACTGTTAAGGTTCCTGCATCTGGATTAGATAGTGATAATAAAATTAGATTTACTGTTAATGGTATAAACAGAGGCTTAACCAGTGATACAAGAAATATAATATTTAGAATTGTGCCTCTAAATAAAGAAATAAGAGGTTTACAAGCTACACTTAGTAAATCTATTGTAGGTAAAACTGCTAAACCTGCTAATGTATTTAATTTTACAGGAGGTCAACAAATTGATCAAATTACTTTATTATGGTCTTATGCTCGTACCAGTGACGGTGAATTAGCAGATCTTGATCTTAAAGAAGTAGTTATAAAACGATTACCTGGAGAAATACATGGTGCTACTGTAGAAGATAGAATAAATAATTTTGTTGCAGCCTCTGACTTAGTTACGGTATCTGCTGGTACTGCTAGAAAATCTATTCCTATTGATACTTACGGAGAGTTTACCTATTTAGCAAGAACTAGAGATACTAGTGGTAATTTTAGTGAAGATGTTGTCGATATTACTCTTACTACTTCTCGTCCTATCAGAAGTACTGTAGTAGCCGCATATAATGAAGATGCTCCTTCTGTCAATTTTACTAATATAACAAATACTAATAATGGAGAAACTAATTTTCCTTCTTTTAGTGATTCTACTACAGGAGGTTTAGCTTATGGAGTTCGTCCTGGCATTGGTGGAGTAAGTTCAGCTACAGATAATGCTAATGGTACTTCTTCAGGTTGGTCTGCTACATCATCTGCTACTGATCTATTAGCAAGTGGTTCAGGAGAATATATAACACAAATTAGAGATTTTGGATCTACTGTTACAGGAGCTGTATATGTAGAAATTCAAGGTACTCAATCTGTCCAAACAAACTACAATAGTGCTAAAGAAGCTATACTGACAGGAGTTACTGATCCTTCTGGTACTGCTGGTGTGTTAAAAGATGCGAGTTTCGGTGGTATAGGCACTGTATTAGGATTTTCTAATACTGCGGTAGTAGATCCTCGATTTGACTCTAATAATACAACTTGGATGAGTGGGGGTGCTTCTGGTAACGTATATGTTATATGGAATGATGGTCAGTATGTAGGTAATGTTATAGCTATTTCTGCTATTACTAAAGCAAGTCCTGCAGTAGTTACTACTGCAGGTTCTGAACACGGATTAGTAAATGGTAATAGAATTATTATTCATGATATTAATGGTATGACTCAATTAAATAACAGAGAACTATATGTTAATAGAGTAAATGCTACTAGTGTACAATTATATACTGATACTGGTAGAACCTCTGCTCTTGATTCAAGTGGTTTTGGTACTTATACATCTTCTGGTGTATTAGATCAAGGTGACTATGCTAATGCTAATTCTTATGCACATATAGCTGGTTTAGTAGATGCTGATGAAATTAGATTAGGAGAAACATATCATTCAAATGGTGATAGTACTGGTGGTAATGCACTTGGTAATGTAACTACTGCAGCCAGTAACTATAAATTAGTTAATATGAGACAGTATTCTGATTCAGGTACTGGAGATACCTATGCCGGTAGTTTAGGTGCTGTAAGATCTCAAACACTAATTAGAACTACTACAGTAGATAATACTTTACTATATGTAGGAAATGTTAGTTCAGTCTCTGGTGGCTCAGATGGTAATGTAAATATTGAACAATTTGTAGGTTCTTCTGTGAATGAAGGTTTTCAAACCTATCAAGCTGGTAGCAGAACTTTTAGACAATTTCAATTAAAATTTATTGTGCAAAATGATCTGCCTGATGAATTTGACTTTACAATTGATAAGTTTAGGTATACTATAGAAAAAGATACAGTTACCTTTACAGATACTACAGCATATAATGCAACTACTAAAACTATTGATATTACTGATGCAGGTTTTCTAACTAGACCTGTAGTAAGTTACGCAATGCTAAATGAGGATTCAAATAAACCACATATAGTAGTAACTACTGCCGCATCAAATCAGGCAGTCAGTTATCAAGTATTTAAAAGCAGTGATGGGTCCGCAGGATCAACATCAGCAGGTATGTCTGTAATGATGACAGCAACAGGAGTATAAATGGCATTAACCGATTCAAACACCTATATTGAGCCAACTGCAGGTACATCACTTAACTCTGCTAGAACTCAGTTTAACAATTCCATGCGCTCTTTACTCACAAATTTTAGGAGTTCAGCAGCTCTTGCAACTGTGAATATTGTTTCAAGTGGTGTAGCTACTGATGTTCCTGATGGTACTATTATGCAATTTGCTAATGCAAATGTTAACGCATTATATATTTCAGATTCTACCACTAAGAAGAGTTCTCAAATTGGAGGTAACTTTACCAGAGTAGGCATAGGTCATAGGATAGAAAATGGATTACCAGCATTAACTTCTAATGTTAGTCACTATGATATTGGAGAACTGGTAGTATTAGTGCAAGAAGGGGCTGCACAGTCAGCCAGCCGGTTATATTTAAAAACTAGTAACTCTGCTTCTATAGGAGCTTTTTTAGATATAGGTACTCCAGGACCAGTAAGTATCGTAAATACTATGATAGCTACTTCTGCCGTTACTTCTGATAAAATTAATCTTGCAATTCGTAATGTTAAAACTAATGATATTGAAATAGTATCTACCGCTGCTGGTGGTGGAGGAACATGGTTTCCAGAGGTTACAGGAGTACAACATGCACAACTTGCTATATCGGGTATAGCTCCTGTATCTAATGCAGCTATAGTCTTAGCAGGCTCTAATGCCACATCTAATCTGTCCTTAGCTTTTGAACCAAATATAGAAGGAAACGGTAATCATAATCGTTTACACCATTTAGGACTTAGTATAGTAAAACAAAACGGTGGCTATGCTCCTGTAGCTTCTAATGTACTTTTGCAATCTGCAATTTTAGGAGGTACAGACACTCCAGTACCTTTAATACCTGCGGGTACTATAGTAGCTATGGCAGGTGCGGTACCTACTGGTTGGTTAGAATGTGTTGGGACAGCTGTTAGTAGAACCACATACTCTGAGTTATTTGCTATATTAGGAACTACTTATGGTGCAGGAAATGGCTCTTCTACTTTTAATATACCTAACTTTGAGAATAAAGTTATGATAGGTGAATCATCTGCTCATGCGCTCGGACCAGGAGCGGGAACCTTTGCAAGTGGGGGTACTATTACTACTGCTTCACATACTACAACTATAAATACTACTACAGCTTCTGCTTCAACAGGTGTTAAAGATGCTGGAGGTCTAACATGCGTAACAGGAGTTTCTGCTGCTGCACACACTCATACTGCAGTAATACCACATGCAGTAGCAAGATATATAATTAAAACATAAGAGGGAAAATATGGAATATATAAAATTTCACATAGATGAGATGGATCAAAGCTGTGTATTTTTTGAGTACAGAAAAATAGAAGAAAACATGAAAGGTCCACTAATATCAAGGGCTTTTCCATTTAGTAAAATAATTGAAAAAGAACCAAAGATAGAAGAATTAGTTTCGGGACCAATTATAGGTATTTATTATGAGCAAAGAGGTAAAAACTTTACAAGCGAAAGACAATGGATAGATAAAAATGAACAGCTTGATCAAGAATTAATTGACTGGATTAAAGACTTAACTGAGAAAGTATGTGTATTAGAGATATATGATGAGTTGTTAAAACCTCCTACAATTGATGAGCAGGTTGAAGATTTTATAAAAGAATTTTTTGAAGAAGGAGATTCAGAACCTCTTGAGCAAAAAGATTTCTTAGCAGAATTTTTTGAAGAAATATCAGATGATAACACTTCTAATGAAACTGTTGTAAGTAGTTCTGATAATACTTTAACAACCAGAATAAAAGAAAAATTTAATAATACATCATTAGAAACAGTAGATTTTTTAACAGAGTTTTTTGAACAACTTGACGATGATTGATATTTAAGGAGTTAATATGGCGCTAACACGCGTAACATCAACAGTTTTAGGGTCAAATGCGGTTACTACCGATAAAATGGCTAATGGATCTATAGTAGCCCGATTATACGGAATAAAATCTATTCCTGCAAGCGCTTTCGATGATACGGCTAATTTTGCACCTATCGTAGCAAGTGTAAATTTAGTATCTTCTAATGTTGATGCTGTAGAGATAAAGCGAATAAATAATATAGCAGGTGCTGTATCTACTATTACTACTGCAGATCTTACTTCCTCAAGAGCTTTAGTATCCGATGGTAGCGGTAAAGTTGCAGCAAGTGGGATTACTACTACTGTTTTAAACCACTTAGGCGGTGTAACATCTGCTATTCAAACTCAAATTAATTCTGCAGAGGCAAATATTGCTGCAAATACTGTATTTGCTGTAGGTGTAGAAGCTAGAAGAGTAGCTAATATAGCAGGTGCTGTATCTACTATTACTACTGGTAATTTAACAGCTTCAAGAGCTTTAGTATCCGATGGTAGCGGTAAAGTAGCTGCTTTAGCTTCTGTCACCTCTACAGAATTAGGTTACGTAGATGCTACTTCCTCTATACAAACCCAACTTAGTGCGGGTGTTACAAATACTAATACTGTTCATGCTAATGTAGTAGCAGCAGAAGGTAATATAGCTGCTGTAGTTGCCGGTACTAAGGGATTTACTGGACAAGTTACTATGTCAGATGATTTAGTAGTTCAAGGTAATTTAATTGTAAATGGTGATACCACTACTACCAATACTATTAATGCAGTTATACAAGATAGATTCCTTATGCTTGCTAACTCTGTAACAGGAACTCCTAGTGCTGATGTAGGTATCTTTATGAATAGAGGTAGTGAAGGTAATGCAGCTATCTATTATGATGAGTCTACTAAATCATTTACCTTATCAGAAACTAGAGATCCTGATAGTAATGTTGTTATTAGTCCTACAGGCGCAGCTAATCTTGTAGCAGGTCAGCTTACTGCATCTTCTGTAAAATATAATGGCGCAGATTTAAATACTGCCATTACCGATAACCGTTCTGGTGCTATATCTACTGTATATAAAGATAATCTTACAGCATCAAGAGCTATAGTTAGTGACGGATCTGGTAAGATTGCAATTTCTGCTGTTACAGCAACTGAAGTTGGTTATTTAGATGGAGTATCATCTGCTATCCAAACACAGCTTACAGCAGGAGTAACAGAGTCTACTGCTCTTGAAGCTAGAAGAGTAGCAAATATAGCAGGTGCTGTATCTACTATTACTACTGGGAATCTTACTGCCTCAAGAGCTTTAGTATCCGATGGTAGTGGTAAAGTAGCTGCTTTAGCTTCTGTTACATCAACTGAACTTGGATATTTAGATGCTACCAGCTCTATTCAAACACAATTAGATTCTAAAGGAAGCACTGCAGGATTTCAAGCTAATGACTTTATAACTTATACACAATTAAATGCTAATATTAATTTAGTATCCAGTAATGTTGCATTAGGCCTTAAACAACTTATAAATGTAGCTGCTAGTGCTACAGGAGAAGGCACAGGTAGTAATAATTTTTTTGTATCTACTCCTGGAAATTCTAATCCTACTTCTATTGATAATGTGATAGTTAGTATAAATGGGATTACTCAGGCTAAAACTCAAGATTATTTATATGATAAGAACACAGGTAAGGTAACTTTTAAAGATGCGTCTATACCATCAGGTTTGACTGTGCAAATTATAACTCTTAATCCTCCAGCCTAATGAGAAAATATAGGCAACTCACAACTGAATTAACTTTTAGATGTAACGCTAAGTGTCCTGCTTGTCATAGAGTCAAGCCTCTTCGTATTAATTTAAATGATAAAAAATATACTATAACATTAGGTAAATTTAAACAACTATTTTATCCAGAATTACTTAAAAATTTAGAATGGTTAGTAATTAATGGTAATTTTGGTGACTCTGTAATGAATAAACAGTTTCGTGAAATTATATCATATGTTAAAGAGCATGATACTCGTATACTAATTCATACTAATGGAGGTATTCATGGACATGATTATTGGACAGATGTAGGAAATATACTAACAGATCGTGATATTATTAATTTTGATATGGACGGTTTAGCAGATACACATTCTAAATATAGGATTAATACTAAATTTGAAGATGTATTTAGCAATGCTTGTTCAGTGATTAAAGCAAATACTGCACAAGTGCATTGGAAGTATATAGTATTTGAACATAATAAACACCAAGTAGAAGAAGCTAGGCAAATGGCTTTAGATTATAACTTTCATACCTTTTCTACTGTTAAAACTTCAAGAGATGTATTTGCTCCTAAGAGTGGTAATTTTATACATTCTAAGAAAAATAAAGAAAATATGGATAAAGCAGAACGGATTATTAAATGTGTATGGGATAATTGGGGTAAGTGGTATGTATCTCCAGAAGGTTTAGTATTTAGATGTTGTTGGACAGGGGGACATTACTATGATGAAAATCAATCTCGTTTCTATTACCCTCCTAAATTTGAAAACTTATTCAATGGTCTTCATGTACCTTTAGAAAAGATCTTAAACTATGATTATTGGACTAAGTTACAAAATTATTTAAAAGGATACGATAGATCATTTAGTTTATGTAAGTCTCAATGTGGTAAAATTGTATCATCAATAGAAAAAACAGAAGAAAATTTATCTACAGGTAAGAAAGTTTTATTTGACTCACACAGTCAAAATGCCCAAGTAAGAGAAGCCTAACTTTAAAAATTTGCCATAACCAGAAAATTAAAGTATTCTACATGTAAGAATTAATTTACAAAGGATAAGCCATGAATAAAGACGGACACACTGATGTTGCATCATCAAGACGTATGATGCAGACTATTATTGAAGATGCTAAAGACATATTAAATGCTCTTCCTTCCGATGAAGAAACTTCTTTGCCTACTTGGTGGACAAATAAATTAGCTGTTTCCTCTGCTTATATTAATTCTGCTAGAGATTATTTAGTTTATGGTTCTGATACCGGTGATACTCCTGTAACATCAACTTGTGATGATTGCGATATGGAAGATTGCCAATGTGACGAAATAGAAGAAGTTATAGAAGATATAATGGATGAAATGCAAGAAGTGACTGAAGTATTAGATGATGATATGATGCCTCCTTCTTACAGATATATAACTAATGCCTCTTAAAAGAGGTAAGTCTAAAAAGGCTATCT